AGCAATTTTCCCGAATATTCTAACTCTCCGGAGGCCATCTTTTCAGCATGTTTGGCTTGTGCGTTAGCCATCATCATCTGTGTTTCTTTTTTCTTCTTATAAATGTGTGAACCAGCGTTTACTGCAAGTTTTAATGCACCTAATATTGGAAATGCCATAGATTTTACTCCTCTCCTCTAATTATTGATATACTATCTGGTGTTTTATTACTAGATGGTATTGTTTTTCCTAAAATTGTTTTTTGAATTGACGTATTGGCCCTCAATTCTGCTAATTCTTCGTTCTGATCTAGTTTTTCTTCGACGTTTGCTTGGTTCATCATAGCTTTCATCTTGTCTAGACTCATTTTCTCTTCACCTTCCTTCTCTTTTCTAGCATTATCTTTAGCTTGAAGGTCTAATTCTCTTGATCTTAGTTTAGCAATAGGGTCATTACCAAAATCTCCAGTGATTTTATTTTCTTCTTTAGCAAATTCACCCATCATTTCAGAAATCAACACTGCTTTTCTAGATTCTATCTTCTGTTGCATCATTTGAATTTGATTTTGAAGGTTAGGATTCTGCATCATAGCCTGTGGGTTCTGTAACATAGGCAACATTTGTTGTAGTTGTTGTAGTTCTTCTCTAAACTCTAGTTCTATTTGCTCTTGTGCCATTAAACTTATGTGCTCAAGTATATTTTTTTCTAACGCACCATTAACAGCTGGTGCATTCTTAACCATATTTGTATTCATAAAGTTTAAATGCGCTGTGATGTGTGCTCTATGGTCTTGACCAGGAAACGCTTGAAACGGAACACCAGCTAATGCATCAATGTGTTCTAACGCAGGATCTTTTGGTGTTGGTTGTTGTGGTCTTTTTAAAATTAAATCAATATCTTTTACCCCCAATGCCTCATACATGTTTCGATACACTTCGTATTGATTATGTATTTGAGGGTTCGAGGCAGCCAATTGCATTTCTGTTTGAGCTAAAGAGATCCGTTGAGTCTGGCTAAAGATGTTTGGATCTGCAACTGGTAAGATGTCAATACGGTCATCAAAATCTATTTGTTTAATCTGATTCTGTCCACCAATAACATCATAGGGGTAAACTGGAGGTAAATAAGTTTTAAATACTCTAGCTAAAATTGTAAATTCTTTTTTCATCGCGGCATACATTCTTTTATGAATTGCTGACATTACACGCGATCCTCTTTCCAACATAGCGACTGTCGTGCCCACTGCTGCTTGTTGGTTCCCGTCTCCTACCTGCAGGTCAGCAATAGATGCAAATCTTTGCCCTGCTTGTACCACGACACCCATAAGTTGTAATAACGTACCTGATGGTTCTTTGAACGGCAATGTCATGAATGCATCTTTTAAGTTTCCTCCAGGTGCATCGACATCCCTAAACTCTCCAGGTTGAATTGATTGCGCCTCGTCTCTCATTTTAATACCACGCATCTTAAATCCAGCGGGTAAGTTAGACAAGGTTCCAGCGTCCAACAGTTGTCTTAATGCAGCTGTTGCTGTTCTTGATAATCCACCAATCATATGAGTTAAACCAAAACCATAAAATCCAAGTCCTGGTAAAAATTTAAAATGAATAAAATAATTAATCTTATCTTTTTTTGGGTCGTTTGCTTCGTAGTTTCTTCTAATAGATAATACTTTTCTTGTGCCTTCTTCAACAGTTACAATGTATGGTAATTTAATTCCTGTTGGTTCTCCATCGACACCAATGTCTTCAAAACCCTCTAGATCTAAATTAACATGACACTCTAGCAGAGTATACATTCTTTGATCTCTTCCTCTAGATGTTCCGTCTAATTCTCTTTCTGCTTTTTCAGAACTTGTCTCATCCATGTATGCAGGATTAATTTCTATGTCTGTATAGAATCCACCAACTTGTTGTTTTCTTAATTCGTTTTCTGACATACGAACTCTGTGTATTATAGATTCACAATCATCTAATGAAGTTGCAGTATACGGTACGACAATATCATCTGCTGGTACAAATTTTGAAACAGCTCTTTGCATTATTTCATCGTAGTAAACTTTTTTAAATGATGAACCTGCAAGTGGTAAATAAAATAACATCTGATCAAACTCTGCTTCGTACTCGTTCATCTCAGACATTATCTGATAATTCATAAACTCTTTTACTCTTTGTGATTGTGCTTCTTTGTCTGGAGTTGGCATACCAATTATTTGAGTTCTAACTGGTCCTTCTGCTGGTAGTAATTCTTTGTAGGCTAATGCTTGAAACTGTGTAACAGCTTCTGCTAATACTGGATGAGTCGCGCCGCTCGCTCCTCGAAATGGTTCTGTTCTATCGTCGTAATTAAAACCTAACAGTTCTAATCCTGATGTATAAGTTTTCTCCCAATCTTTTCTAGATGCTTTGTAGTCTTGATAGTTTTCATACATCTTACTTCCTAACGGATCTAAGACATCATCTGGTAGTAGTTCTGCTAAATTAGAAAAGTGTCCCTCTGTGCCTTGAACGTTTACAGCAGATGGATCAAAATTTACGTCGACACTTCCGTCTTCGTTTTGTTGAACCTCTACAGGTTCTTTTGTAAACTGCTCTTGTTCTTGCTCTAGCTCTACTTGTATATCTTCTTCACTAGGAATATTGATTTCTTTTCTTACCTCGTTGGGTAAGGCCTTGTCTATTTCTGCCATTTATTTTCTCCAGTTTGACTGTCTTAACAGTATTATATCCAATATTCAAGCCTTGTGGATTAGGTCCGCTTTTTGGTGGGGGTCCAAATTTTTTGCCTTTAATCATTAGTAATACGTTCGTTTAGTTTTAATAATCTTTTCTTCTTCATAGTCTTCAGGGTGTGGTACCAAACCTCCCTGTCTAAATCGCATCACAGCTTGTGTCATACTATCGACCAAGTCATCATGATCTCCGTATGGAAATGCTGCACACTCTTCAACTACCTCTTCTGCAAACTTTTCTTCAGGAGCCCATATCATACCAGATTCAAACAAAGGTGCAACTGCATTTACTCTGGCATGCTTATCGTTTCCTTTTGACGGGGTGTAGTTGACTACGGGTATACCCATATTCCTCAACTCGTAGGTTAGCGGCAGTCCACTAGCTTTTGCCTCAATCAATACTGTTTCAGGTTTCCAGTAGTCATACTGCTCTTTTGCAACACGTCTTAGTTCTGGAAACTCGTACCTACCTTTAAGTGCATCAACCAGTATCAATTGCTGTGGACTATCCTCATTCTCACGAAAGACACCCCACGTGGTTATAGCACTGTAGTCGGCTGTCTCCTTTTTCATAAACGCAGTATCGTAAGATTGTATGACGTGCTCTAACGCTGGCATATCTTCTTTCTCCCAAACGTTCCACCACTCTCTTTTGATGATTGCACCTTCCTCACTAGTTGGGTTCTGCATCCACTGCGCGTTCCATTTACCAACTGACAACGATGCTTTGACAGTTTCTAATTCATCTATCTTCCAATACTCAGGCCAAACTGGTTTACCTGATGGCATGATAGCAGGAAACTCAATCAGCTCCCACTGATCTGACTTTGCTTCTTTTTGATGTTTTAATAATTGTCCTGTTAGATCTTTTGTATTCCATCTTGTCATTACACAAACGATAGCTCCACCTGGCTGTAACCTTTGACGTGGACCTGATGTATACCATTCGTATGCTCGCTCCAACGCTGTTAGGTTCATAGCGTCTTGCTCCGAGTGTGGGTCATCAATAATTAAAAGATCAGCACCACGACCAGTGATTGCACCACCGACACCAGATGCAAAGTATTCACCACCTTGTTCTGTTTCCCATCTGCCCGCTGCTTGACTATCTTCTCTGAGTCTTGTCTCAAAGACTTGTTTATATTCTTGGCTGTCCATTAATGTTTTAGCTTTACGCCCGAATCTAATTGCAAGTTCTCCTGTGTGAGTGGTTTGAATAATTTTTAATTTAGGTTGTCTCCCAATCATCCAAGCGGGTAGCAGGGAGCTGGCGAACTCAGACTTGGTATGTCTTGGTGGCATGTTGACTATCAGTCTTTTGACTTTGCCTTTTGCTAGATCGTTAAACTTGTCTCCAATAATCTTATGATGCTCGCCTTCTATAAACTCAGGCCACATGTGTTTGGCGAATGACAGGAAGTCGTCTTTGACTTTTAGTATCTTTTTCTTTTCGTCGAGCTTCAGGTACATCTTCATGAAGTCTTTTTTCACGTCTGGTGGGAGTTTTTTTATTTTATCTAGATCAATATGCATTTTGAAAAAAATTTTTTGTAAAATTTTTTAGTTAATGTTTCCAACGATTGTTAATTTATTCGGTATTCGTAGATAAATCAATAATGATTTTGGGGTGGTAAACCCTGTAAATCCGACATTACATACTAACATTTAGTTACATACTAAATAACTTATGAATAATGTCCTTCGGTCTCTAATCTTTTTGTGTCGATTTTGGTACCTCTATTGAGGCACACGCACAAGTTGTAGGACCAGATCTAAAAAAACCCGCCTCGAGTTAATCGAGGCGGGCCGCGTGGAACTCTTTAAGTAAAGTTAAATTCTAACTGTATAGAATTATTTAGAGGCTTGTAATCAACGTCCCTGAAGCCATCTAATTCTGCTGTACAGCTAAGACAGTTGAACCAAGGGCGGCTATCATTATAGAGCATGACACTAGTGTTAATTGTGCTGACATCAGCGTTATCTTTTTTGCCGTTGTCCCCACGAATAACAGCCTTAAATTTTCCGTTCTCTTGCTGCTCGTATCTCACATCAAACCAAGGATCTTGCCCCTGAAATGGTGCGGGTACATATTCAATCTTATCTGACTTGCAATATGTACAAACTATTTTTTCATTTTTCATATTTTATTTCCTCGCTTTCAGTATCTTATATAATCCTATAAATTCTATAATCAAGATAATAATAAATTATCTTTTAGAATAATTCTAATTAGCACATTATTTTCTTGATAATACTTTTTATTGGTTTATTGATTATAGGAATATATAGGAGAATAAAAAATGTCATACTTTGAAATAAAAAGACGAATGGTTGAGTTGGTTTATATTCTAAGATGTAATCCAAGCAATCAGAATGCAAGATCTGAATTATCAGATCTGAAGAATAGAAATCGTTTAGCGTGGTTGGAGGTTCAATAAATATGATGAAATTCGTAATATTGAATTTAGCATTTGTGGGCGGCCTTTGGGCCGTCCTAACTATTTTAAACGCTTTTAGCTACGGGCTACTATGGTAGTTTTTATAGTGCTGGGTTGCGCGGTCCTAGTTTTTGGAATTTGGGCCGCGTGGCTATTTACTAAAGATCTTTAATAGGTCCTAATTTCTGGTCCGTTGGTTGGTTAACTGAAATCGCGTCCCCAATGGACCTGAAATTAGTTTCACGTGAAAAAAAAATAAAACTTCACATTTAAAAGCACAAGCGGCGCGCCACAACTTACAAGCGAAAATTCAAATACAAAAAGCACAGGCGCAAGCGGCGCGCGGCTAGCCGCTCAAAAAGTTTCAGCTAGAAGCGGGGGGCGTGGAGCGGCTTAATAATGACTTTTAATGACTTATACTTTGTAATGATTATAAACAGCAAAAAAACTAGAATTAATTACAATAACAGCTTGAAAAATAGATCTGAAAATAAATTAATTTTTAGAGTACAAAAAGACTTGCAATTCAGAAAAAAATCAGTATTTAATTATGGGATATTAACTTAACTAATGGGAGTATATAAATATGAGCAAAGCACAATATCCGACTAAGTACCAAATCACAAAATTAGAGCAACGGGTTGATGAAGAACTAGACCCTGTGATTAATTTAGCTGAATTGGAATTAAAAGCGGTTTTAACTGAGGAAACAGAAAACGCCATGACTTATCTAGCTAAGAAAATAAAAGCTGATACTGTTATAAACAATTTACAAAAAGCATTAGAAAATTTTGAAATTGCGCAACGTCAAGCGGTCACGTTTTTTGGTAAAATAAAAGATAATAATTTAAAAGAAAATTTAAATTATAAATTTAGAGAAGAAGACAGAAAATCAAGTTATTTTTCTGGTGATACTTACGGTAAAGGTATTTTGCCTGAAGATTGCCGAGAGCAATTGCGAGAGTGGGCGCAAGTGATCGCGCAACAGAAGGTAGAAAACAAACCTGAAGGCAAAAAGCTAAAAGAGTTAAAACTATATAAAAAAGCGTCTAAGCATAAGATCTGGGAATGCGGGGTTCCTGAACAGCTACAAACACAGCTGACCCAAATTTTGGCGGGCTTAAATATTATATGGGATAAATCAAAACAGCTTAAATTACAGAATAAGAGTGTTAACTAATGAAAACTGTTTTTGATGATAAATCACTTCTTGAATTTTTTAAGACTATTCGAGACGTTAACGAGACGCAAAAAAAATTAAACCATATAACTGACAAAAGAATAGCTTTATTAGAAAAAAGACTAGAAAATTTTAATTCTTCAAAGCCTTTAAAATTAGAGCCTGATTGGGAGTTATAAAGTAGGCGTTGCAATATGGGACAATATAATTTATTGTCCCATATTAGAAAGTTAGAAATTATGAAAGTAAAAGAATACACAAATATTCAAAACTACATTAATAGCAAAAAAGAAATTAAGTTATTAACAAAAAAAGATTTATTAGTAATGGTTGAGCCCCAATACCATGATGAGTTTAAAAAATGGGCTGTTAAAGATTTAAGAGAATATTTTAATATTACACATAAAGTTGATGGTGAATACATAGACGCGCGGGGTAAATGTTTTAAATGTTTAACACCTTTAAGATATGATTATACACAATTTGAAAACTACTGTCAGGATTGCTAATTATGAAATTATACAAATCAAAAAAATTATTAAATATAGATAACAACGCGAAAACTATTAAAGGTCAAAAATACAAATACATGACCGCGATTTTATACTTAGCCCCGCAACGTACAAGCGGCTTTAATACGTGCGCTATGGCAAGCGCGGGATGCATGGCAAGTTGTTTAAACACGGCGGGACGAGGTCAAATGGGATCTGTTCAATTAGGTAGAATTAATAAAACAAAATATTATTTTTTAGAGCGTGAAAACTTTTTAAATCAATTACGAGAAGAAATTAACAGACACATAAGACGTTGCAAAAATAAAGGTTTCAAGCCTGCTGTAAGATTAAACGGCACTAGCGATATTGATTGGAATATACACGGGCTATATGAAGAATTTAAACAAGTTAAATTTTATGATTATACCAAGATCTATAAAAGAGCTTTAAAATATGTAAAGGGCTATTATCCTAAAAATTATCATTTAACATATAGTTTAAATGAAGATAACAAACCGCAAGCGCTGGACATCTTAAAGCGTGGCGGGAATATTAGCGCTGTTTTTAGATCTAAAAAACTTCCTAAAAAATTTCTAAATTATAAAGTTTTTAATGGTGATAAATCAGATTTAAGGTTTAACGACCCGAAAAATA